ATCAAATACACGTATAGCTTTATTTTCATGATCAACAACAACTAAATCAAGTAATGCTTTACAAAGCACAATCTCATCATTATGATCTTTAAGTTCAAAGATTATTGGCAATTGCCAAAAACGTTCATACATATCTCCATCAAAGTAATCTTTAATGAATTCATTATTAGCTAAACGATCTACAACAGCTACTACAGATTCAAATTCTTCTTTCTGAAGTATTTCTTTATCTGCAGAATTTATTAACTCTTTAAAATATTCACTACCACCATCTACTACTTTTTTAACAAGTGTTTCAGGTTTCCATGATTGACCATATTGTTGATATGCAGCATGTTCCATTATATTAGTGTTAAAATTACCTAACTCGCTAAAAGGATGAAGTAATTTTTCATCTGGAAACTTTTTATTTTCTTCAACAACTTCATCAAATACACCCTTAACTATCTTTTGAATAGTTTCAGATGGAGCATCTACTTTACTTATGTAATATCTATTTTGAAATTCACCAGGTTCTGTAATCATACAATCTACAGCACTACCAAATATCATAGCCGCAGTAGGCTGTCTATCTGTAGCTTCAAGATTGTGCTTATACAATAGTGGAGAATATGCTAAATCATTCAATCTAGATACAGAAACTGCTTTAGTTTCTCTAAATTTATTAAAATCTATAAATTTCATAGTATAAAAAAGGGGAGTACTATACTCCCCCGTATTAAAAATTAATAATTAACTTACAGTGCGTTCAGTTCACTAACCTCATTTTGTTTAACTTCTTCAAGTTCTCCAAATTCTTTGATTATTTCTTTACGCATTTCTTTCCACTGTTCATCTGTTTGATTTGCATATTCAGATGAATGATAAATTGAACCATTTACACCTGCAAAAGACGAATGTACAAAATACTGTAAGCATCTTAATGCTCCATCAGATTCATGATGACTATTAGGAATAGCACCTACATGCATTGGATCAATGAATACATTGTGTGTTACTGCATTCATATTATTTTGATAACCACTGATATAAGATAGTCCACCTACATGAAGTCCTTTAACACAAGAAGTTTGATTGTTTGTATTTACATAAGACCAATCGGGTAATCTATGCGTACAACCTACTTTGATAAAATGACCAGCGTCAGCATAACCATTACTACCTTCACAGAAAAAAGCATCTCCACCACTACCCATAACAGCAGGTTGGAATATTCTTTTTTCTATATGCTCTGGTTCATCATAGCTTACAATACCTGTATCAGGATCAATAGTTTTAGTATATCTAGGAATTTTTATTTTATTACCATCGTCATCTAATGAAAACTTTTCAGTAATCTCTGTAGATACTTTATAGGTACATAATAAACCCTCATTAGTTATTTTAACCTGTAGAACCTTAGCTCTTTCTGCAGCAAGATCTTCAGTAAGACCATTTTGTTCAATAAGATTATGCATAACTTCTTCATCAAGAAATAAAGAATTAACATAATTAATAACTCTTTCTGAAAAATCTAATTGACCTAGTTTATCTTTTCGCCTAAGAATAGGATTTCTTAACCATCTAGTCCAAAACTTTATTAAAGGTTGTGGATCAATTCCTTTATCAATAGATTCTTTTATTCTATCAACAAATGATTTAGGCATTGCCACAGAACTTATACTAGTTCCTACTTTTAGATGAAAACTACCAGTGGCAGCATTCACATAAATATTAGGACATTCAGACTCTATTAAAGTCTTAAAATCCTCTTTTGCAACTTCTGCAAACTCAGCAAGAATTTCATTGATTTCATCAATGCTTGAAGCATTTAGTGCTGCTTCTTCTAATTCTTGCATTTTACTCCAGCGTTCCTTATTATAAGAAACACCGAAGTTGGTGTTCCCATAACTACCTGTTATGGAATCACCAATTCGATTAATTGAAATATATGACATTAAATTTTAGTTTTTACTAATTAATATTCAACTTCTTCAGTCTCTTCAACTTCTTCAGCAGTAAACTCTTCAACAACTTCTTCTTCATCAAATTGTAATGTAAGATCATCTACATATTTAACTTGATAATCTTTTTTAAGAGTTTTACCTTTTGTTATACCAAATGCGATATACGCATCTGTAACTTCTGCAACTGTAATACCAAGTCTTGTAGCAATTTGAGTCTTGGTTGAACCCAATCCTTTTAATGCTGCCAATTCACTCTTTTTTACTTCAATTGTTTTAATCTCTGTACTCATAACTTATTTTATTTATTTATTTGTAATTTACAATTTATTTTTAACTTTTCCAAGTTAATTAACTGATTTCTAGACGTTTAGCATTCAAAATCTCTTTGACAAGTAATTCTTGTTCGTTTGAAATACTGCAATATTTAGAATCGCTATTAAGAAATGATACATTATTTAATAATGGACCCACTTCTTCAGCATACTCTAATAATTCTTGAAGTATGTCATAGATTTCAATATCTACTACTTTTGCATCCTCTAAATTATTTATAGAAAACAACTCTAATCCCTTTTTTGATATAGCATCAACATCTCCATTATTTTCACGTACAAATAATTGAAGATTAAGTGATTTATTAAAATAATTCATTAATTCATCTTCCATATTATAAGATGAATATGTATGCCAATTAATTGATGCATAATAATGTTTATGAAAATCTATTAACTTACAATACTTATCATAACAATCAGAATTAAATGTTTCAAAATTTCTAAACATTAATAGTTTGTTTAAATTTTCATTTATAATTCTAGCAGTATGCCAATTTATTAATTCAATATCCATAGTAATTGTATTTTCTATTAATATTTCAAAAAATTGATCTACATGTAAAAAATCATGTAAATATTTCTTATTAATATTGCTTATTTTAATAAATTTATGTTTATTCTCATGATTACTATTTGGTTCAAATGTAGCCCAATCCATATAACCATAAGCTGCTTTATCTTTACTAAAAAAATGAGCAGCAAAACATAATTTTTTATCATCAAGATTATGACCATAGTAAATTATATTTTCACTTTGTTGAAGTTCAGGTATTTTACTATCTGTCATTCTAAAATGAAAAAGTCTGGTGCTATAATCTTTAGAATAAGAATTTTGATGATAATAATTAATAAACTTAATAGGAATTTTATTTTCAAGCTTACGTAACTCTGCAGGAGATAATTCTGAATACTCAGAAAGTTCTTTCTCCTTTTCATCACGCTTATCTAAATTAGTTTTCCAATCATCAGGTACAACTATATCATCATAACTTTTAAATAATTTAGAAGACTTAAGATACTTCAATACAAGATTTCTACGTTCAACATAACTTTTCTTATAGTTAATAAGTGCTTTATTGCTAATATTATCAGTATCTTCTAATTCACTTACATCAAACTCTTTAGGTATATCTTCAAGTTCAATCATAGTAAAAGTACCCATAGTTTCAATAATATACTCATCTTTATATTTACTAGTAGGTGTTGTTTTATAGTATAGTAAATCTGGTTTAAAGCTTTGCCAATTTTTTAATTCTTCTCTTTGAACAATAGTTTTCTTTTTATTTCTATCAAAATAAGAACTAACTATTCTTAAATTATAAGACCAAAATACCTTATTGATACTTTCATACTTTAATTTAGGCTCTGTTTTAAAAGCAGGCTTTAATTTTGATCGATCAATAAGTCTTGCCATTTTTCCAATAGTTGTACTATTATCTATAGAACCAAGTACAGACTTACATTTATCAATCCAACAAAGAAAATCATCTTCTACTAACTCTTTAGCTATTAACTCACTTGCTTCTTTAACCACTGCTTCAAGTTTCTTAAATAGAAACTTTCGTGTATGATCATCCCATATTACCGATTCTCTAGATGGAGTAACCGATACACCATCAACAAGAACCTTTTCTTCACCAGAAACTTCATCACGAATAGTAGAACGTATAGGACATTTAATACCAATATTACCTCTAAGATTTTCCATCTCAAGCTGAGTAAAATCAATATAACCATAACATACACCTGTAGTATCAAACTCATCATCACCTTTTACTATAATTACGTGAGGCTTACTAAACTGATTATTATCAGAAATAATAATATTATCAGAATTATAAGTAACATCTGCTAAAAAATCAACTGATTCAAACTCATCGGTATTAATATCTTCATACTTATAGTTAAACATAACATTGTTGAAATACAACAATTGTGATTTTACTGCAGATCTAATATTACTTCTATGATGTCTTTTGCAAAAAACACTTACTTTAGTAAAATTCTTCTCATCAGTATCTTCATAATATGCTTTAGTACCATCAGATAATTCAATGTAATTATTATTCTTACCTGTTATTAAATCAAATGGACCTATTGCAAAATCTGTTTTATATGCATAACAATTGAATATAAACCTTCTTCCATTATGTACAGTTTCTATACTGTAATAATCAGATCTCATTGATAAAGCAACTTTTGCACCTAATCCCCACGCACCAAGAACAGCTTTATTATTTCTCTTAGTAGAATAACCTAAAGAAATAATACCTTCTATTCTTGAATCACCTATACCTACACCATAATCTTTAATAGTAAGTACATCACAAAAGCCTAAACCTTCATTTTCTACGTATTCTATTTCAACATGATTGTTTTCATGATCAAGGTAATTAAGATCATAATAAGAAGGATCCCAATTACTATCCTTATATTTATCTCCATCTCTTTGGATGAAATATTTAGATGGACTTGCACCATTTTGCAAGATATCTATAGCAATAGTTTTCTCTCTTTGAGAATCTACTGCATTAGAAGCCAGCTCTCTAACTGTACTTTCCTCTGGTTTTTGATATTGCGTTGCCTGCAAAATATCAAAGACCATACGATTTGCTCCAGAATCTATCTTCTTAGCAAATCCTTTAGTTCCTTGTGCGGAACTAACTTCGATTTCCTGTATTGCCATTTTTGATTTTCTATTTAATTAATTTATTTTAATCCATACTCCAGGATTTTCTTTATTATAACTATACCATTTCTTTTTAACCTTAAACGGCATTGGTATAAAATGATCCATATCATCGTCTTCAATAAAATCATGAGCTACCATTAAATCTGCAATAATTTGAACCATATTATGGAAGTCAAATTTATGCTTGGTTGCTCTAACAAAATGAAAAGATATAATCATATCGCCCTTAGACTTTTCAACAAGTGATTTAAACTCATCTTTGAATTTTGCAAATTCATTATCTCTACGTACAAATCCTGTGACTTGTTTTTTAGATACTGAATAGCGTTGAATTCCCAGATTACTTAAATACTTCTTTACTGTCTTTGAAGCAAATATTCCATGTTTGGTTTTGATTTTTGAATTTTTAGATGATGGTACATTGCCTGGAATGAAAATTGCATTTTTTATTTTCATATAATTGAGTCAATTATTTCTTTCAATTCTATAATTCCATTATTTTTAACAAAATCGCTTGCATCTTTAGACCCATACTCTGGTGTAAACATTATGGGCTGTATTCCATATTGTTTACGCATCTTCTGTGAAGACAACATTCCCATACGGTCATAATCATAATTTGATATAACGTATGTAAATCTTTCAGAGAGTTTTTCTATAACATCTGCACTAGGAATTACACTCTCTGCTTGTGGAGCAATAGAGGGAATACCTAATTCATAATAGACCATTACGTCTTTTAAGCTTTTTGTTATTACTACAAATTCACCTTTCTCTGGCAGTTGTGTCCATCCCTGGATAACACTTTGAGAACAATTGGTGAGCCATTTGTATTCTTCAGAATAAGGTTGATATATCTTGTACATATAGTTACCAAAATGATAACAATATACAGGATGATCTTTCCTATATCTAAACCATCGATTATTTACCATAACTGCAGAAACAGGACTTACATCAAACAGCTTAAGTGTATTTGCTGAAATACCAAAAGGCTTCCAGAAATCTTTATCTGTTGTTGTATTCCATTTTCTTCTACATACACGTATTTTACAAGGAACATGTAGCTTTGAAGCATCTACTCCCGTAGTTACTCCAATATAACCTTTACTTAAATCCATTTTAAAATCAAATGGATTTAAATTAAGTTGGAAATCATTATCTATTATTTTAAGACATTGTCCAAACGAAACTCCATAGAGTCGCATGACAAGATCAAAACAACTACCTGTTTCTCCTGTACCGTGGTCCTTATACATTATCTTACGAATTGTATTTGGACTGTAAAATATATCAAATGATGGATTTTTATCTTTTCTGAATGGAGATGATATAGTACCAATTTTAAAATTACGACCTATGTAATAACTAAAAACATCATACTCTGATATTTTATTTAGTATTGTTACAGTAGTCAACTCTTTTATATCTGTAGTACTATACATATTATTGAAATAAAAAGGGGAAGTTTTACCCTCCCCTTTTGGTTGATATTAGTAAAAATTAGAATGGTGCATCATCTTCTGCTGAGTCTGAAACTTCTGCTGAAACTTCAACATCTGCAGTTGGAAGAGGCTTCCAATCATACTTATTAGTCTTATCTAAGAATAATTTACTATCCTCATCACTTAAAGGCTCATATTCTGCTCCTTCTTTAGTAGCTTCAGCAAATGTTGGAAGACCAATACCTGCTTTCCACCAATTACCTTTATTACCATCTACTTCTTCGCCTGTAAACTTAACTCTACAGGATTTTCCACCAAGTAAACTATCTAACTTAGAACCATAATCTTCTAAAGATTCTGCTTTTACTTTATCTAGCTTTTCTTTAGTGACCATTTTAGTTGCTAAGTGATTTAATTTACTTTTAGACATGTCTATCGCTCTTTCACTCATATAGAATCTGATATTTGCAGTTTGCTCTTTTGCATTTTCAAAATCAATTTGCAAATAAGGTGAACCTGATTCAGGCTCAGTTCCTGATATTCCTACAATTCTAATTCTGTGAACTCCTGGTTCGATGTATTTACTTACGAACTCTTTTTCTTCTGTACCAGCTGTGGTATACATAAATTTAAATTTAAAAATTAATAATTATTATTTACTTCTTTAATGATGTATATATCTTATCCCATGAAAATTCAATATTTTGTCCCCTTAGATGATCACATCTAGAACCACAATTTACTTCATCTGCAGATTGAAAATTAATATACATTTTATCGTCTGTTCGATACAAATAGCCAATAGCATCTGCTTGTGAACATACAATACGTTTTAACTTACCTGTAAGGTCAAGATCTTTAGCATTTACTTCTTTACCTTTCTTCTCAATCATTTTATCTAATAAATGACCTACAAGAATAATATGTGGAGCAAGTGTATAGATTTTATCAAGCCAATCTTTCATAGCTGACCTAAGCCACATATAACCTGCACCATTAGGCAAAGTCAAAACAGAGTTCCATTTACTTCTAGGTAAAATATTACCTTTATTGTCTCTGTTAAAGTTTTTACCTTGTACTGAACTCATATACATACTTGTACCTTCCCATTCACACCATTCTTCTAACTTAGTAACCGTGTCAATAGCCACATACTTATATGGTTTACCTTGTTCATGTATGGCTTTACCTATTTCATCAAAATAAAACTGATTGTTTTTTGCTCTCTCTTTCTTAGAATCATCTGATTCTTTCTGTGGAGTTTTAAGACCTATTACATGTACTCGCATTGAATTGAGATACTTAGTTCCGTCTTCTAAATCAATTATCAAACAATCATCTAATTGACTTAATACAGTTGTTTTACCTACTTTAGGTGGACCATAAAACAGCATAATATGTGGATCTACATACGTTGCTGTCATCTTTTTTGTTGGTAGTTTAATCTCCATTTTTCATTTCTTTTTATTATTTATTATTTCAGCCGATACCTCATCAGCTAATTCTTTTTTAACCTTTCTATTACCGCATAAATATTTCCTATCAGGATCTAATGCAGCTTTTTCCTGAACTAATCTTCTAGCTCTAGATATCACAGGAATGGAAGGAAGTTTACCTTCTACTACTGCTTTAAGATAATCCTCCAGTGACATCTCCAAATAATTACTAAGTGGATTCTTGTCTAAATGTTGAACTAAATAAAAATATAGAATGTTATCGTCATCTCTTGACTTAGGTCGATTTTCTAATATGTCAAGGACTATATCACTAAATTTAACAATTTTACGTGCCATATACAAATTTTAAAAGTCGTCATCTGACCATTGTTTTTTCTTTTTTGGTGCAACTTCAAGGACTTGATTATGTTTCAAATTATTAACCATTTGAGCAATCATAGGATCGCCATCACGTACTTTAAGATAATGCCAATAGATTAAATCTTTAGTTGGTAATTTGTCAGGTCCATATTCTCTTATGCCTAGCATTTCTGGACGATGACTAACCAATACTACATCTGAATACTGATACAATGCATCTGACCCGAAAATATCCGTCTTCATTGGATAATGCATATCTGTATTTTGTATTCTATCTACAGTTTCTATCGTTCTATTAAGTTGAGACACAATTACAAATGAACTTTTTAGTCTTTTCTTAACTCTATTAAAACGAAACATTAGATCGTATAAGGTTTCCTGCTGATTCATCTGTTGCATTTTCTTAACAAGAATACTATGGTCTAATGTAACCAATACACCTTTGTATCTATTTTCAGGCATTTCATTGAATGCATATATAGCATTTTCTATCTCTTTTGTAGTACCAGGTACATCAACATAATTAACTGACATATTTTCTATTGACTCTACATATTTCTGAGCAGCTAAGAACTCTTCGTTAGTAATATTAGAATGTACATCCATAGTATCTGCAGAATATAACTGCTTCATCGTCTTATCCAATTTAGCTGATATCTTTCTACCAACTAATCGTCTTGCAAGCATCTCAAAATTAAATGATAGTACAGCAAAATCTTCTTTAGGATTAAGTTCAAATAAAGAAGTTTCCATTTCATTTAAAAT